GCATGGGTGACGGCAACCTTCGCAAAGGCATAGGCCGTATGTATAAGATGATGGATAACCTAGAGAGGCAAGCATAATGGCTACTCAAACCGTAGAACAGGTACAACGCCTTGCGCCTTACTTAGAAGGCTTGGAGAAGCGTATTCTTCAATCTGCTTTTGGTCAGTTCGATGGCGAGACTCAAACCTCCCCAGGGCTGCTAGATAAGCCGCTTGACCTCCCCGAGTATCAAGTTGCTCCTATGGACCCGCTCCAGCAACAGGCGATGCAATTAGGGCAAGCTCAGGTTGGCTCGTATTTACCGTCTGTCCAGACAGGCGCGGGTGCGGCACAGGCTGGTATTGGCGCTCTTGGTCAGGGCATTGCAATGCTTGACCCTTCACAGGGCATATCTCAGTTCATGAACCCATATCAAAGCGCAGTTATTGATGAAATCAATCGTCAAGCCGCAATTGGGCAGCAGAAGATTAAGTCTGGTGCGGTTGGCGCAGGGGCTTTTGGTGGCTCACGCGAGGGCGTGCAGTTAGCCGAAGGTGAGCGTGCTCGTCTTGGTAAGATTGGCGAGTTTTTGTCAAAGGGTTTCGACACAGCGGTTACTGCCTCACAGCGTGCAGGGCAATTGCTTGGCGGCATTGGTCAGGCATTTGGCGGTGTTGGGGCACAGGCGGCTGACATTGGGCGCGTAGGCGCAGAGCTTGGTCGTGCTGACGTTGGCTCATTGTCACAGCTTGGTCGTCTTGGTCAGCAGCAGACACAGGCAGAGCTTGATGCAGAGCGTCAAAACTTGATGCAACAGGTTCAAGAGCCGTTTACGCGGTTGGAGCTTGGCAGTGGGTTGCTGAAGGGCACTCCTTCTGGAAGCCTGTCTTCTACATTTAAAAGCGTGTCAGAGCCGCAGGCTAACCCATTCTTGCAAGGTATTGGTGCTTACACTGCGCTTCAGGGTGCTGGCGCTACATCTGCATAAGGAGCTATAAATGGCTGTTCAAGGCGTTAAAGGCACTGGCATTGGTCAGGTTGTAATCCCCAGCGCGGAAGAGGCTTTGCGCCAAAGAGAAGGCTATGTGTCGGGGATTGGCGAGGCCGCTGCCCCTTATATGCAGGGTCTGATTCAGGGTGAAGGACCAATGGCAGGGCGGTATATGCCGTCTTTAGGCCCAGCAGAAGAGTTCAGAAAAAAAGTTGGCCTGCCACCAGCTACAACAAGAATCGAACAATTGGGCGACTTTGTTGCCAACATCCCCTTATATGGACTTGAAGGTATCCGCCGCGCCACTGGCGTTCTTGGTGACGCGCCCGCTATTGTTGGCGATTACTTGTCTTCTCCAACAGACGCTGCGATGGCGGACATTATTTCAAAAGAGGCCGCTGGTGTTGAGCAGCAGTTAAGCCCGTTCCGCGAGCAAGCTCGCCGCATGGGGCAAACTGTGCCTGAGATGGCGACAGAACAAGACGAGACACAGAAAAAGATTGATGACCTGTCTTCTTCAGTTGATGAGTCTAAGCAACAGGCAGAGCAAGCTCAACAAGCTGGTGCCGCGCCTGGGACAGATGAGGCTATGGCGAACCAGCAAGCGCAAGTTGACGCGGCTGGTACACAGCCGCCTGCACAAGAAGGCGATGACATCACCAGAGATGTTGAAAATCCCTTTGAGACAATTCTAAAGCAGGCTATGGACAATGTAGCCACAATCAGAGGCGAAGAGCTGCCCAAAGACCTTGAGCAGTACAAAAAAGAGTTTGCGGATGCGACAGGCGTAAATATCAGCGGCAAGGTTGATAAATCTCAGGCGTTGATGGCTTTGGGACTTTCACTGATGCAGAACAAAGCTGGCAGAGGCTTTAATGTTTCAAAAGCTTTGGCAGCAGTTGGTGAGGCTGGTGAAAAGGCCGCGCCTCTGTTTGCTAAGGCCAAGTCAGAAGCTAAGGCAGCTAAACTTGCAGCAGGCAAATACGCTCTTGGTCAGTTGTCTGCCGCAGAGCAGGCAAAGGCTTCTCGCTTGGCTGCTGCCCAAAAGACTGTTGATGACTTGCTTGGCAAGCAGCAAGACTTCTTTGCGAAGCTTCGTCTGCAACAGGACCAGCAAATTGCTGATACGCTGTTAAAGCAGCTTGAGCATAAGAATGCTTTGGCTGAGGCAGCAGCAGAAGGCCAAGATTTATATACAGATAAAATAGCATCCACTCCTCTTTTCCAAGATGCGCCAGATGTGTTTAAGATGGAGTCTTATATCGCAAGTGGTAATGCAAAAGGAAGAGTCCCGGTCAAGCTTACAGAGCAATCTATAGCAGGATTAAAGTCAAATCTGCCTGCATTAGAGCAATCTCTTAATAAGTCCGCTGCGGAGCTTGCGGAGCTAAAAAGAATTGTTCAGGAAGAGGGTATAACCGTACAGCAGCAGCTTGGCTCAACAGTTAACTCAATTGTTCGTGGTTTTGGCATAAATGTAGAAGGCGACCTTGACCCTGTTGCAAAAGCCAAAATTATCTTGAGAAGAATTGCTACTCAGAAAACTCCAGAGATTCTGGGTGAAGCTGGTAAAACAATTTCAGACCAAGACCGTAAAAGAGTGGAAGAGATTGTTGGTGACATCAATATGCTTAACGGAGCTGACGCTCAAACAGTTCTGACAAAATTGAGCTCTGTGTACGACCTTGTTGTTCAAAGGGGCAGAAAAAATCTTGATACAGCATACGGCACGCTGACAGCGGCTGGATACGGTGGCGCGGATTATGGTCTTGTTCCAGAAGGGTACCGCCGTGCAGTTGAAGCTGCGGACCAAGCGGCTGACGATTTGTCAGATGACGAGTTTGATGAATTAAATGCGCGCCTTCAACGATTAGGGTTGCCGCCTCGCACACGATAAAACTAGAGGATAAGATGAACGCAAGAGAAGAACTCACTATACTGAGAGCTGTAGAAAGCGGAAACCTTAGCCCTCGTCAAGAGCTAGAGGCTATTCGTGCGTTACAAGAGAAACCAGAAGATGTAAGCTCTGTGCTGTCAATGATACAGCCACAGGACAATACATATGTTCGTCAAGGTTTCGGTGAATTAACTGTATCTGAAGACGGCGACAAGTTTGACACCAAGTCAGGCATTCAAAACTTCAGCCTGCGTGCTGCGCTTGGCGTAGCTGACAACGCGGCAGATGAAGAAAAGCAACTGAAACAATTGTTCGGAATGTCCGAGGAAGATTACACTCGTGACTCACGCGGCAGGCTCGCTCTTACCCCTTCAGGCGGTGAGAAGATTGGTGTTCAGCTTGAAAAGCCTACGCTGGTCGATGAGGTTGGCCTGAGCCGCTATGACTTTGCTGACCTTACAGGCATAGCCCCTGAGCTTGTTGGCGGTGTTACTGGCGCGATAAAAGGCGCCGCTGCTGGCTCCGCTTTCGGCCCTCTTGGTACAGTTATTGGCGGCGCATTGGGCGCGGGCACAGGTGCTGCCACAGGTCAGGCCGCAGAAGAGGTTGGCGAGCTTGTGTCAGGCATGCAAGGGCAAACACTTGGCGAAGTCGCGTCAGATGTGGGCCGTGAGTTCAAGTATGGTGTTTTGGCTGACCTTACATTTGGTCTGCTTGGGTTGGGCGCAAGAGGTGTCGGCAAGTTAGCCAAAGGCGAAAAGATTAATCAAGATGACTTGCGGGCTGTAGGCGAATCTCTTGATGCGGACATTGTTCCAACTCAATATGCTATGGGCGCAGGCGCGGTTGTCGCAAGACAGGAGCGTATTGCCGAACAAGTTGCTGGCTCTAGCCCAAGACTCAGACAAAACTTTAAGAACATGAACAAAATGGTAGATGACTTCAGGGGCAAGTATGGCTCTGCGTCTGATGTTGAGGCCGGAACAATTCTCAAGGAGGGCGCGCAAAAACGTATTCTGGAGGCGCAGGCAGACGAAAGAAAGCTTCAGAAGCAAATTCTAGGAACTTTGCGCGAATCCGCTGAAAACATTGGTGCGGCTGTATCAAAGAACAAAGACCTCGATGTTGACATCTTTAACACTCTGGCAGGAGCAAGCCGCGCATTTGACGATGAGGTTCGCCGTGCCTACAAGTCTGTTGACGCTGCATTAGAAAGTGCCGCTGGTGGCAAGCCGCTTGTTAGCATAGACAATTTAAAATCAACTATTGATGACATTGAGGCGAAAAACAAATCTTTCTTACAGACAAAAGAAGCCGCCGAGGTTCGTGAAGCGTTTGATGCTGTGAGAGCAATCAGCCCAAGCAAGGAATTTACTGAAAACGCGACTTATGCTGAATTACTCGATTTGCGTATCGCTCTGGGCGACATTTTAAATAGAACCAGAAACAACCGCGGCAGAGACGCCGTAAATGATTTGCTAAGAAAGGTTGACGTTAAGCTTCAATCTGATGCAATCGAAGACGCGATATCAACTGGCTTAATTAAGGATGTTGCTGACCAAGATATTTTGAGAGCAGCAGGCGCAACACTAAAAGAAGCGCAGCAAACCTTTAATAAGGGCGCGAACATTTTTGAAGAGATTGAGGCTCTTGGTGTTGTTAAAAACCTGTCAGACAAAGCAAGAAGCAATGCGCCTATCGGTGTGGATGATGTGCGCCTTGACAAAATTATTAAGAATGACCAGCCAGAAAGAATAAAGCGCGTATTGGACGCTGTTACATACGGCGTAGCAAAGGATGCTAAGAAGGGCGCGGAAGAAGAGTTCAGAAAGAAAATAGCTGGACAATGGCTTGATGACGCGCTGACCACATCTGGCATCAGCAGAATGGACGACATTGACCCCACAAAGTTTAAGCCTGCGGCGTTTGCTAAATCGATTCGTGACCTGGGGCGCACAGCCGATGAATTGTTCGGACCAGATGCCGACAAGATTCGAGCCCTTGCGAATCAAATTGAAAAAGTCAGTATGTCCAACATTAAGCAGGCAGATGTAAAAGCTCTTATGAATGAGCTTGGCCCTAATGCGACTTTGGTGCAGAAGCTGACCGCGTTGCGTGATGGACAGCAGGCCGCTGTTCAGGCGAACAAAAGTAGACTGTTCAGAGAGCTTTCGGGCGACAACAAGAATGAACTAGAAGCTGCTGTCCTGGTGGCAAATCCAAACACGACCGCAGCGGAAGTCAAAAGAGTTATGAACTTTTTTGAAGGCGATGAAGCAGCCATAGAAAAAATACGCGCTAATTATATGGAACGTATGATGGCTGACTTTGGTGACAAGCTGACAGTGAATGCAGACGAGTTGAAGAGCTTTGCTAAAAGGCTTCAAGAGGCAGACAAGGGCGGCAAGCTTACAGAGATTTACGGAGAAAAAACCGCCGAGGAAATCAGAAAGTTTGCCAGAATTATTGAGATTAACTCAAGAACAGCAAAGGGCGGCGACTTGGTTGCCGCAAATATCGCCGCGTCTCCAATAGAAAACTTAGGCAAATTGGCAAAATTTGGTATTTTGCTTCGGTTGTTCAGAGGTTCGCCTATCACCAAACAGGTGAATGACCGCTACAAGAAAGAGATAAAAGGCGAAGTCACTGCTGAGGACAAGGCCAGAAAGCTGGGGCAAATCCTGCGCGAAACACTATCAAAGATGGCTCAACAGGGCGCTGCTCAGGGTATTCAAGAAGGCATTGACGAAGGCGAGCGCCAGATTCAGGGCGTTATAAGCGATATGGGCATCGATAAAGATATAAGCGCATTACGCAGCCAGCTCGCAACCCCGAACAATTCTTCGGTTATGGCTCAGGTGGCAGCTCCAATTCAGCCTGCTCAAATCGCAGCAGCTCCCGCGACTCCGAACAATTTGCGTCAGCAGGCCCGGCAAAACCCAGGCATTGCAGCAGCTCTTGGCATCCAGGGCTCAACAGCAGGATTAATATAATTATGAAAAGTGCAACGATTGACCAGCTGCGTCAGGAGCTTGCTTCTGATGAGGGCTGTAAGTACGAGATTTATTTGGACCATCTAAATTTGCCAACATTCGGCATAGGTCACTTAATCCGCAAAGATGACCCTGAGTATGGCAAGCCTGTCGGCACAGTCATCGAACAGGAGCGTGTGGATAATGTATTCAAGCTAGACATCGCCGTTACGCTTGATGACTGCCACAGGCTGTATGACGATTGGAACGAGCTGCCAGAAGAGTGTCAGCTTATCATTGCCAATATGATGTTTAATCTTGGCTACCCGCGTTTATCAAAGTTTAAAGGCATGAAGGCTGGAGTCGATGCGAGAGACTTCAGTTCCGCAGCAGATGAGATGGTTGACTCGAAGTGGTATACGCAAGTCCCTAACCGCGCACGGCGTTTAGTGGCGCGTATGCGGGCTCTGGCTCAGATTGAAGAGCCTTCGTGACGGCATTCAAAAGATTTTGGCAAAAAGGGTGAGCCTTGCTCCATGTGGATGCGGACAGCCGCAACCAACATTTCCTCAATGCGTTCTTCACATTCTGCCTCTGTTTTATAGGGGCCACGGTCATCTGTAAGCTGAATGCAAGCAGAGGCATTCGCCATATGACAGGCCACCAAAATAGCCATAAACATTACATTTCCAATTCTACAACGATATCCAGTTCCATCGCCCGTGGTGTCATCATGACCAAGCTACATACAGGGCAGGACATATAATCGTCCTCAAGCCCGTCTGTATTAAACTTCATCTCGACTTCACACTTTGGGCACAGACCATCAACTATTCTACGCTGTAAAGTCCCATCGCCTTGCTCTATCATGGGATAATCTCCCCATAAAGTTGCGCCCTTATCATCATTACGTCATAATACTAGGGTACTGTCAAGAAATAAATTTCATACTCCATCGGGGGGAGGATGAG